ACAGATGATTGAACTCTTTTCAAAGCAATCATGTCATCCCAACGATAGTACTCGCCAGAGACTGTATCTTTCGGAGTATCAGGGGAGTTGTCATCAGTCCATGCCTGTGGACGACCTATCCCCAAGTAGATGTTCGTTGCAGCAGATTCGGAAAAACCTTCCTGAAACGATTGCGCATTGTGAATGCGAAATTTACTTGTTATAATTGCAGCCATAGCTGTATTCTCCTGGATTAGTTAATTAAAATTATGTTAATAAATCCCACTTCAAGGTCGACGAATCGAAATTGTAAAGGGTTGTATCAAATTCTACACTGTCCGCATCAAAAGTGAATGCGATATCATCAAAGGTAAATGCAGGATCCTGTGTAGAGAATCTCAAACCTGATGCTGGTTGTTTAAATATACCAATCTCAGATTCGATCGCATAAGAAACTTGTGTATATGGACTATTTATAATACTTGCAACTGTGACTTCAGAAAAATCTTTAATTTGTGTATTTCCATACTGTGAATAGTATCCTGAGTTTGGTTCTGGGTAAGTCAAACGAGGATCATCTTCAAGTCCATTAGTAGTAAAGGCAGGTGTGCCAGTGCTATTAGAATATTTAGTACCTGCTAAAGAGGGTTTAAAAGTGAACTTGTATCTATCAAGGTCTATTAAATTAAACCCAGCTCGTCTTACCGAGCCATCAAATGGTGATGAACTTCTAATTGGTAGCTGTACTATCGGAGCTCTAGCAGGTCTTTGCATATCATAAGCAACTCTATTAGCAATTTCTAATCTCTCATCATGTTCAACAGCTAGAGGAGATAGTTCTAATAGGTTTACTTCTGCTGGTGTTAAGTTAGGGAACTCTATCTCACTAACAAAGTCAGAAGTTTGTATTCTTAAGTTGAGTACAGTATCAACTAGTGCTTCTAGATTAATTGTAAATATTTGTTTTGCTAAGTCAGGTCTATGTTCATTAGAAGTATCAGGTCTGTATGCACCAATGGCTTTTAACTTTCCATCAACAAGCATCTTAATTAGTAAGTCTACAACATACCTTTTCTTTTGTAGGTCATTAATATTACCCATGACTGCAGCAAGAATAGTTTGTATCTGTACTTCTCCAAATAATGCTAATCCTATTGGGTGTAATAATTTTTTAACAGCATCTCTGTACTGGTCAATCGACTGACCAACCTGAACAACATATGAGAAGTCTTGATAGAATCTAGAGTCTTGAATTTTTTTAGATGACTCTGAAATAAATCCATCGGCAGTTAAGTATCCACCCAAGCCAGTACCTGAAGCACCAACTGATGTTGTAATGTTAGGATAGTTAATATCAACAATCTCACCACTACCACCTGACGATGAAGTCACAGTATTATTATCTGCGAAGAAACCTGAAGACTCTTGAACGAAAGTATCTCTAGTTTCAGTTATCATTCTTCCACTTCCATCTTCAAGTGCGTATGGTAAAAATACATTTGGGTTATCTACTTTTAATACTTGTTTATTCGTATCAAATATATTTACTGTTCCTGTACATATTTGTTGGTTCTCTACTAACATGTCATCACCTGTTTCTAATTTAATTCCACCTGAACCATCTTCTATTGAAAGTGATTGCGCACTTAGTGTGACTGTGTCTCCCTGATTAAATGAACCTGTAATATTTTGTAGAACAGCAATAGCTGGAACCGAAGCGATTGGTGGAACTTTATAGTCAATACCAAATCTAGATAATTCTATCTTTCTTAATTTACCAATCGTTGTTGAAGTAGCAACAACTTTACCACCTGCTCTATTTCCAGTTGTAGGTAAACTTAGAGAAGGAAGTCTATCGTAAAAAGCTCCAGGAGTTAAAACTGTAATTGATTTGATTGCTCCCTCATCAGATGCTTCTTGTAAATCTATATCAAAATTATTTTCTTGTAGTAGTGTTCCTCCACCACCTGCGTTTCCTGACTCTAGTGATACTGAGTCTCTATCAATATTAGTAATAGAAGCACGAGCAGATAATTGTGCGTTAGATCCAGGTCCACCTGTTCCTGTATTGTTAAAAATTATTTCGTCATTTATTTTATAACCAGATCCTGCAGTTTCAATAGTCACTCCAGTAATACCACCAGAGTCAATCTCAGTTATCTCACCTCTTGCTTCACTTCCTGTTGGTGATACAATTGTAATTAAATCTCCAATATCATAATACGATCCACCTTGCTGAACATTAAATCCTGTAATAATTGAAACAACAGTTGCAGTAATTACATTTTGAGTTGATGGTGCAGTTGCTGTTATAGTTCTAACTATAACTTCATCCTCAGATAAAAATGTTCCAGTAAATGATTCGTCATCTATTGTTAAATCTGTGACAGTCTTAGAACCTATTTGAGTTGATACTGCATTCTCAACGAAAGCTGTGACAGTTCTAAATGTACCATCACCCACTGGTTGTGTTTGAGATATAGTAGCACCAATTAATTCTAATGGCGAACCACCTGTTGCATCAGTGACACGAATAACTGTATCAGCTGACCAAGTTCCTGACGATGGTCTTAGTAGTGCTGTCTTTGGAAAAAATAATTCTGCGTCTTCATTAAATAGAATACGAAATAAAAATTTGTAAGATTGTTCTGTACCTTTAGATCTATAGATATCTTGAATTCTTTTTGCTAGTAATCTTTTATCAGTAAGTACACCTTGTGGTATAGGTTGCATAATCTCACTTTTAAAATGGTCAATAAACATATCAACTGTTGTATCAATGTCACGAATGTCTTCTAATTGAGATTGTGGCAAGTAAGTACCTTGCATCCATTCATAGTATGCTTCAAGGAATGCTTTAAAGTTTGTGCTGTCGTCCGTGATAAAATCAGGTATCTGATTTCCAACTACAGTTGAGACTTTTGCTTTAACAGAACTTGGCATTTATTTTTTTACCTTACTTTTGTGTGTACATAATCAGCAGAAGAAGTTGATTCTCCTGATGCTACTTTATCAGCTATTGCTGAGACAACGATATCTTCATTAGCAATACTTGCTAATTGGTTTCGTACAGAAACTACATCATAAGAAGATGGCTCAATACTAATATTGATTGTTCCATTTGATAATGTAGTTCCACTTATACTTAAATTGTTTAGTGTGATTAATCCAGTTTCATAGTTTACAGTTCCTACAGTTGAAGCACTATAAACTTTTTCATTTCCACCTGTTAAGTAGTAAGTGTAAATATTTCCAAGAGCATCATCCTCTAAGAAGTAAACTAGATTTGAACCACTTAGTGTAAACCCAGTTGAAGATATTGCTACATATGCTCTCAATGACTTTGCGTCATTATAGATTGGGTTGTTAATTGGTAGTGTATAAGTTGTTGCTACATTTAATGTAGGAGTTAAAACTTTTTTAAGATTAATTTGTGTAGAGTTAGAAATTATTGATACATCACTTGCATCAATCTCTTTACTTAATGCAGAGAATCTAAATACAGAATCAAACTTATTTAAGTTTGCTGTATTAAAGTTTTGTACAACAGCATTAGCTTGTGATGCAATAGTTTCTTTTGCTTTACTTGTCACATTTTGATTATAGTAAACTGTTGATTGAACAATTATTCCTAGTGTATCAGGATCTACTATTTCAGGAATAACTGATACAAGATTTTTAGATTTAATAATGTTGTTCGTAATATTTAATTTTGTAGATTCAGTAAGAGTAGTTCCTGACTTTGGCTTAATAGAAATATATGCTTTTCCATAAACTGGTGGATCGTTTTCTTCACCACCCCAAACTGATATCGCATCTACATTATCATAGAGCTGTGGTAGTATGACTTTGTAATCATCTGCAGTCACTGCTCTATTCTGTGCTGCGAAACTTTTTGGTGCATTAAATTTAATTGAGTCAATACTTTCTTGGTCTGCTCCACCACTTGCAGCTGAAGTAGTTGTAATATTTACTGTAGAAGATCCTAGACCTCCACCAGTGTATGTAAATAACTTAGAACCATTTGCAGCAGTTAATGAAGATACACAATATGAAACTTTTACTGTAGCACCATTTGGTGGAGCAAAGCCAACAGCTCCATCACCAAACTCTACCTCATATAATTTATCTTCAACTTCTTTCGTAAAGAATACTCTAGAAGATGGTCCAGCATTTACAATGTTATCAACTAATGTATAACCCAAGTATGCTGCATTGTTTGGATCTTCTTGAACTGAAACTCCAAGTGAAGTCATATCTGCGTTTGCATTCGCAACAAGATATCTAGTATTACTTGCAGCAGTATAAGTATTCGTCACCATAGTTCCTTCAGTAATTACAACTGCTGGAAATGTATAAGTGTTAGTGCTAGATTTACTAGCAGTGTATGCACTAGTAGTTTGAAAAGTATAAGCTGTTCCATCTACTGTAGATGTAAAGGTAGAAGCAGTTGGTAAAGTAAGTGTGTCAGGATTTCCTGAAACATTTGATACGACAAGTTGTATTGTAGCTGTAGGACATATAGCAGACTTCGGAGTATAACCTAACATCTTTCCAATACTTACAACTGATTCTCTTTTTGCAGCAGAATCTAAAAACATTTCATTTACTGACATGTTATGATACAAAGCATTATAGTGTGTGTTGTATGCAAGTACATCTAACAGAACAGAAATCCCTGCTCCTTCAAAATCAAAATCAGAAAACTGTGATTGTCCTCTAAGGTAATTTTTTAGATTTGTTTTGATACCATCAAAGTCTAACTCAGCAACTTTAATTCTTCTGTTTTGATCTGCCATCTTTTTTTCCTATCTTCCTTGTCCCCTATATTTTTTATAGGAAGCTCGTTTACTTTTATTCATTGTCGACATGCCAATCTTGACTCTTCGACTTCTGCCACCAGTTCCTTGACTCGTGGACTTCTTTGTGCTTGTATGTGATACAAAGCTCTTTGCCATTTTAGCCATTATATAATTCTCCTAAAATTATCTAGTTCGCTCCAATATCAAACTCACATCAATTGGAGTAAATGTATTTCTTATTTTAAATTTTATCTTTACATCTACAGATACATTATCAAGTCTGTAGTTGATTAGAACATCCAGTAGTTCCACTCTTGGTTCAAAGTTCGTAATCGTATCAGTAATAGTCTTACGAAGTATCTCTTTTGTCATAGGAGTAGCTGGTTCAAACAATAGTGAACGAATCGTACTCCCTATTTCAGAATGAAAAGGTCTCTCAAAGTTTTGAGTAAGCACCAAGTTCTTTACTGATTGCTTCACAGCATTCTCGTCATACTTAAATCCTATATCTCCAGTCACTGGATGTGCAGTGAAGTTTAAATCTAAGTCAGAAAATTGTCTAGTATTACTTGGCATACAACTATTTAGTTCTCATTTAATCAGAACTGGTCCCTGGAAGTGTAGATGCCCAAATATTTGTTCCCTGAGTATTACTTGCAAAGGTCGAAGTCCCTGGAGCGAACATCTTAAAGATTAATTCTATCTGATTATTAAACCTAATGTTGTTTGCATAACTCTCAGATCCATCGTTTGTTCTATATGCTGTGTAAGTAGTATAGATCGGATCTCCGTCTCCACCAAACCAGCATAGAATTCCAAGTGGTCCACAGTCTGTTCCTGTTTGTACTCGATAACTGTATTGTTCATAGTAGTCACCATCTTTTATCTTAGCACCACCTGCTCCTCCTGGGATTAGCTGACTTCTACTTGCTCCGCAGTCTATCTTAATATGTACATAGCCACCCAGTGTTTGAGATACTCCTGTTTCAAAAGTCACTCGGCTATCTGTTTGTAAATCTACTCCACCATTTCCTGAACCATCAGGCATTATATCTGTACTCTGCCAAAGCGATCCCCAGTTTACATCCTGATTAAAGAATGTATTATTGTTATTACCAGTAGCAATACTGAATGTTTTCGGATTTACTCCAAAGTATGTAAAGTCTTTTGTTTGAGCTGGGCGAGTATCAACTACACCATTGCGTTTAGTTCTAAAGAACCAGAGGTGCCATGTAGATCCACAGTTGGTAGTATAAGGTTGCCCATTCACATGTTGTTTATTTCCATAGGTAGAATAATTATCATCACCAGCAACAGCAGGAGTCTGAGTGTATGCTCCATATAAATGATAAGGTCCAGTTGCAGCTTGATATGAATAGTCAGTAGCAGGTGTCGTAGAGTAATTATGTGGGAAAGCAACTTGTGATATACCTTTAGAGCCACCTTGGAATGCTGCAGTTGCTACACTGTTATAATTGTAAGTATCAAACTGGTGACCAGTACTTGCCATACTATTTGTCAAGTTAGGTTTATCTCCAGCTGGTTGGTTTCGTATCATCTGTCTTTCATGATTATAGTTTAAGTCCGAAGAGTTTACTGCACCAACTAAGCTATTAATATCTTCATGTATAAATCCCCATACATAACCCATGCCCTCGACATAAACTAGATTCATTCCATTTAAACCCCATGCTTGGTTCTGTCCTATCGTACCTGTGATTGTTCCACCCATAGGAGTATCGCCATAGGCACCAGCATAGGCATAAGGGTATGTGGCTAGATTGCCTGTCGTGTATCCTTGGGGTAATACTGGATCGTTGGCTCTTTGATTATTACTTAATGACACATCTTCAAATCCATAAACACCTGCTGCCTTTAAAGGTCTGGCATAAACGAAAGCACTCTCAGTTTTCACCGAGCTATCTGCGATCGTAAAGTTAAGAGTTGCGGATCCATTGTCAAGTGCTACATTCATAACTTCACTTCCTTCAAGTCGAGTAAAGTCTTCAGCGATTTTAAAATCAAAAGCATCTCCTGCTACTCCACTTCCTAGATCTCTTAAAGTAAAGGTAGAAGAAAAAGGAATCTGATTAATTGTTGTCTGCGTGCCTTGATAGTTGGCTATGTATTCTATGTCTACTTCGTCAAAGTTGCCTTGACCTGCTGATATAGTAAAGGGATAAGTATCGCCAATAATACCAGAGCCGACAGTAAGTTTAAAGTTCCCCACAGTTCCTTCCTGCGGAGTAAGAGTAGTTGTACCAAATAAACTAAAGACTGGGTTGTTAGAAGTATCAGCTACATCAATCGCCAAACTCTCATTCCCAGTAAAGGGTGTTTGCGTTGTGACTGTAATCGTAAAGTTCTCAGTGCCCTCTGTGACTTGGTCATTAGCAAATTCAAATGCTTTAGTTTCCTGAGAGCCAACTACAAAGTTTCCAGTAAGAGGAGAAGAGGTTGCTGCAACTATATCGGCAGCAGTAATACCTGTGACCACATAAGGTACATTCGTGCCAGCTGGTAAATTCTGAGTAAGTAAACTGATGGTAGCAATATCACCCTCGTTGCAAGTATTCCCCACGGATGAAGTTAATATGTAAACAAAGGTCACACCACCTACATCTATATTCGTATCTTCTCCAGCTGTCTCACCACCACCACTGCTGAATACATTCGGACTGCCTTCTGCAACTTGCGTGCAAGTCGGATCGCCGACTCTACCGATTCTTTTATTATTCGCAAAGACAGTAAGGTCACCCTGACTGATAGGTTGAGCATGTCCAGGACAAGGAGTCCCAGGAAGTAAATGCCCTGTGTTTAAATCACCCTCTCGTGATACACCTATGCCATTGGCTTTCACATCGTCACTACCCTGTGCTCGTGTCATTGCCGAGCAATGCGTGACATCTGCGTCGCCTATTCTCGTGACTGCTGGCATCGTAGTTTTAACTCCTCTAGTTTAAATGGAAAGGTTGCGAGATACTCATGGTTATGATTGCCCTCGTCATCCAGCTCCGATGGTTTAAATAAAATAATCTCAATAATATTATCAGGTATCTTAGCATAGTCCCAAAAGATCTTAACCTCTTTCGGATTCTCACTGGTAATCACTTCGAATCTACCCTTCATCAATCTCTCCTCGAATAAACTCAATCATCTCATCGCTGATATCATATACAGTCGGATCGTCCTTACCCTCAAGTGCAGCTAACAGCTTCTGCTTGTCCTCGAGCGAAGCAGACTTATCAATTACCTCTCTCTGCCACCAGCTCTTAAAATGATTTAATGTTGCTTTCATATTGTTTTCCATTGTTCTCTTATCTTGGTTGCACTAATTGCCTGCGTGGCTTCGTCCAACACTTCTTCCTCAATCGTATAACCCACTCCACGACCATAAGTAATATGCGTGATGTTGGGTACACCCTGTATCTCGTATTCCCGACCATACTCAAACCCAGCCAAACTTAATGCTCCTCGGATTCTCGCAGTTCTATCTCGTATCGTTAAGGGATTCTCGTCAGTCCCATCTTCTTCACGCAATAATATTATAACTTGACCAGTTTTGGAAAGTGCTCTCTTAAATAACTCTGTATGCCCATCATGCCAGGGTTGAAACCTACCAAGGAGCTGTGTAGTTGCTTTTGATCTATCCATTGTAATACCTCTATATTACTTGTAGTGGGATTCTCCCACAGTTGATTAGTGTCCTCGTACTTCGAAGACTCTCTTGTGTTCATCCATATAGTATAAGATGCTTTGACCAAACCTCGTAAATCATTTGTAGGACAAACAAAGTCAAGGATACCAAAGGGCATATTCCGCATACGATTTGCCTGAGTCACTCTACCCTCATAACTAAAATCCCAATCGCCATAGTACTCTCGTATCGTGTCGGCATTATAGTGTGGCACTTTAAAGTGGCTGGCAAGTTGTGTTGCCAAAGTTGTCTTGCCTGTTCCTGGCAATCCACATATCAGTATGTGTCTCCAAGGTTGGCTGTTATACTGTATCGCTTCTTTGATAGTCAGGTCGTTGTTGCTCAATGTGGTCTCCGTGTTAGTGGTTGCCTAGTTTACCCATTGAACTTCCAGGACAAAAAAATATGGAGCCCAATAAAGCCATGCATTTCCAATGGCAACCTGAAATGAAAAATATAATAGGGGTGTTATGCATTAGCGAACCCCAAGCGAGACGAGCCAGTAGTCTTAGCAACTGTACCAGTCTCTGCTATGTACTGTAGATCGTCACCAAGTTTGATGTGGTCTCTTATAGTACAGAACGATTCTCTATTGCCAGTTAATCTAAATGATAGATGTATCCAACAACTCTTCTTGCCATTATAGTTAAGAGCAAGTGTATCAAAGCTATAAGGCAACTCCTCTATGATTTTCTTACACGCATCGTATGTCTCTTGTCTATTGAAACCATCGAGTCTTATGTCAACTGCTTGTCCTTTGTAATGTAGAGAGTTAGGAGAGCTGTCCTCTATGTCTGATTGATTCCTATACCCAGCAAGGATCTGCATGTTAGGGAACAGGTCATACACTGGCTCGCAGATGGCTTCTGCTACTGCCTTTAGATTCTTGACTATCTGTTGCTTACTGATATCCCCTGCTCGCAGAGTCCTAGCACCACCTCTTGTGAATGCTGATAGCTGGAAGCGAGACGATAGCTGTAGCTCGGTCGGGAACTCCTGCATACTCTCTATAACCTCAGTGCCTGTCAGCTCATACTTGCTGGCTGTAGGGTTAATGGTAGGAGTAGCTGTATCTGATACTGTGCCGAGGTCTAGATTCTCCTCTCTATATATGGCTCTATCGATTAATAGTTGCCTATATGCTGTGCCATCTCCTTCATCTATAGACTCATAGTTGTTCATATAGCGAGCAGAGCGAGAGTTTACCTCTAGTTCTGGCATGGCAGGAGCAATAGGATCTAATTTTTCGACTAGAGTAGTAGGTGCAGCAGGTGCAGTAGCGAGAGTTTTCGCCTGTTGGGCAGAAGCTTGGTTCACTGGATCGTTAAATCGGACTTGTGCAGCATCTATATGCGTGTTATCAGTGCTGTAAGAAGTTCTTTTACCAATGATTTGCTCGATTAAGCCTTCGCCATAGTAGTAATCTGCAGCTCCAAGTAGATAATAACCACTCGTTCCATCCACACACGAGCTAAATGTACCAGCAATATGCTCCGAATAGTTTCCTCGTCGCACATGAATACCAGAACCAATCACATCAAAGGTCTCGTTTCCTCCTATTTGTATATCACTGTTGCCAGCAATCCTTTCAAATCGGTCTCCCACCACATCTAAATTATAATTCCCTTTAACTACTGTACTATAATCCCCAGCAATTGTCAAGTTTACATCATTATTAATTATCACATTCGCAGCACCTTCTATATTGATGGTCGCCCCATTACGCACATAGAGGTTAGTGTCTCCTGCAATATAACTAGTTTGATTCCCAGACACAACATCATATACATGTCTACTCGATTGCACGAATCTATCACCAACGACATGGTCAACAAGTGTTCCATTATGGTCGTACTCTATATAAGAGCCAGGAGAACTAAACAACGAGAGTCGCTCAGCTCCTGGAGTATCATCTAACTCAAGACTGTGTCCTGCTTCTGTCTGATGAACTTTGTTGTAAGGATACTCCGCATTATAGGGAACATTGCTGGTCTCCCATGTGTCTCGACTTGCATCAGTCTGAACAGCTGTAGATGAAAGCACAGATGTCGCTTTTGGGACTCCTAAAAATCTTGCAGCTTCTTTTACATACACGGAGGTCTTATCCAGCTCTTCTCCTCTTACAAGACGAGAGATATCAGACTCATTAGTGTACTTGGGATAAGAGTACTTTTTAGTAGACAACCCAAAACCCCTGTATTCTAGAGTGTTTGCAGCTCCTCCATCAAAAACACTGCCGTCGGTCAATTTAGAGCCGATACTTGATGCCGTGCTTATTGGATTGTCAATACCAAGATTGGTTGGGATACCTTTTTTGAGAAAATTGGTTGATTCTGTGAGTCTTCTTGCGTCTAATTTACCAGTCAAATCTCCCGAATTTGAGGAGTAATTTTCTAATAATTTGCCTGCAGATGCGAATTTACCACTGTTTAATTGGCTCAATACTGATGATGCTGAGAACTCTTTCTCAGTTGTGTTATGTCCAAAGGAAGCTAATGCATCATACATACTGCTTGTGACTGGCTTTCTTACATTCTTGCCGAGTATGCCTTTTAATCCTGCTTTGGGGTCGTTGATATGTCGTTCGAGTTCAGTAGATGCGGAGAGTTCTGTGACTGAGCCTGGAAAAGTCTTTGTGACTGGGTTGCCTTCCCATGACTGTTGTCCATAGCCGATTGAGAAGTTGCCATCGCTGTCAGTATAAGGTTGTTCGCTGAATGTGTAGCTGTTCTTAATATCTTCGAGTCCATCTGCTGAAATCTTGTGTGCTGTGACTGGTCGAGCTTCTTCGAGTGTAGTGCTGGAGTTTGACGAGCCTTCTGATGCCTTACTTTCTACGAGTTCCCCATCTTCGCCCTCCGTGATACTGTTAAGAAAATCGAGAGACTTGCTGTTGGACTTGTAAGCCATGCCGTGATTTTCTACTGGGTCTTGTGGTACTCCTGGAATAGAGCCGAGCATTAAAGGCATCTGTTGGTCTGGATCAGTAAAGATAATTGCGACGATACTGCCTACGACTACACCTGGATTGGTGCCGACTCCTGATATGGAAGCCGAACTAGTTGGTAGGACTGGAATTGACCATGGTAGATCTTCCGTGGGGAGTTTGGCAGTGTCACGATTATGTACTCCGTGAACTCTTACCTTACAACGACCGACTTTTAATGGATCGTTTCTATTCTCAACTATACCTGTATATATCTTCATTATCCTTCTCTTATCCCTGATATGTCAAATATCAGACTGTCTTTAAACATTTCTATGGCACATGTATGCTCTTTGCTGGTGATAGTATGCCCAATTGCACCAATGAGGTAGTTGCCACTGAACATAGGATCTATCATGTCAGTATCCTTGTCGGTGGCTTCTCTACGAAAACTTGTTAGATTGACTACACGACCAGCACTGTAATCAAATCGTCCTGGGACTTCTATATTGACTACAAATGCTCTTGATGTGGCTACCTGTGCCGATCTTTGTAGAAGTGCCTGTTCCACGGATACATCACCGAACCCTTTATGCTGATTCTCGGCAGTATGTAGAAAGAATGATGATGCATCTTTGTTTGCAATAACATCTTTTGTGGCTAGGGAGTATTTATTTAGATGGGGGAGCTGGTTAAATGTTGCTTGTCCATTATAGTGCTCCGTGATGTATGACTTGGTTGTCATATCATAATTGGTCAGCTTATTTACATACATACCAGCTTTGATTCGCTCAAAGAAGTTAAATCCTTCATGCATAAACATCTTTGTGACCTTTTTATAGGATTTATCCGTGTCACCCTGCGGTGTTTCGTTATCGTCAATAAATTCTTGTATGGCTTCTTGAGTATAGAGCTCTGAGAGTCCAAGGAAGTTATAGCCATCTCTATTCTCAAAGAAAACATAGTCCGAGATACCTTTCTCGTTCTTAGCTCTCTCCGTGACATACTCTATGGCTCTTATCGGTGACCAGTGATTACATACAAAGCGAGTACCATTCATACTCGGTGTTATGTTCAGATTCTTCAGTGATTTGAGTCCCATTGGGTCTTCTTTCACTAAGTCATTGATAATATTAGAACAATATCCCTTTTTAGCACTGTCAAGGGAGTTATTTACATCCTTTACAGCATCTGAATTGATAAAATGTAGTACATAACCCATCTTTGTGTCTCCAAGAGGGATTCTTTCAGTCATTTTGTGTATATAGAAGTTGCCTGTGAACTTTCCTCCAGGCATTTCAGGTGTTTCGATGTCAACACGGAGTAATTCCTGACCAATCAATGGCATACGATTGATTAGATCTTGCGAGTCGCTCATCACGACCTTACCTGTAATGAATGGTGAGAAGATATCTTCAAAGAACTCAATCGTTGCGACCTGTTCTCTGATATCTATTTTTGAAGTGCCAGCAATGAGTTCAATTGAATTAATTTGAACATCACCAGCAAATGTGACTCCATCAGTGTTTGCCATAATCTATATTTCCATCTTTTTGAACTCTTGCACTACTTGGTTAGCAAGTGCAGGAGTTATAATCTTAATTCTCCTCTTGGCTTCGTTTCTTTCTTGCTCATATTGACGATGTGTTTGAGCAACTGCCCCAGCTACTGTAGAATCAACTACCAGTCCGTCCAGTTTATGCCATTTAGTAGCATCAGGACTTGCATAGTTAGCAGTTATCATTGCATCAAATGCATCTTGTTCTAAAGGGAAATCATTGACATAATCATATCTGTCATTTACGAGCATAATAATCCAATGCATATTTGGATCACCATAAAGTTTCTCAGCAAGATTTTCGATTGTTTCAAACTGCTTTAGATTATAAAATTCATAAGCAGTGATGTTCTGTAGGATTTTCTTCCTTAATCTTACATTGGTGGTTATATCTGTAAGAACTTTTAATTGTTCTTCATTACCCACCCTTGTAATGTAGTATATCTGTTGAAATTTTTTAAAATAACTATCAGCCATTATGGTGCTTCTCCTTCAGGTGTTTCAGTAGAGCTTACTTCTCCAGGAGGAGTCTCACCGAATGCATCAAGATGACCTTTAGTAAGAATAGATAGTTCTTGAAAGGATAATGTCATATTGATTTGTGTAGGAGCTCCATTATCAAATGAAGTGAACTGTCCTTGTGGTGTATAGTTTACATTGACCTCTTTTAGCACAGCTGATGTGTGTTTATGTACATATGGGTTTTCGTTGCTTCCCATATAGTAGTATATCTCAAACTCTCCAGGATATGTATATAAGAAACCATCAGAATCTTTAAACTCTGGGTGCATATGATATTTGAAAGTGTTTACTATGTTTCTTATGTTGTTAGACTCTTCAGGAGAGCGAGGGAAGAACTGATAGTCATACTGGAATGTACGAAAATCCATGTTCTTGAATATTTGTTCTTTTTTAGGATTAGGAGCGACACCTGCCATGGCTTGTATTGCTTCAGATCCTGGGACATTTTGTAATGCAGCAGATTGGGCAACACCAGCACTGCCATCAGTTAATGTTTTGACCAATCCTTGTATCTGGTCTTTTCCTGATTGTTGTTCAGCCATTCCTTTTACTACATCAGTGGCACCTTCTGTAATTACATCAACACCCTGCATAAATGCTTGAGCCATAAATGTTTCTGCTTCTTCATACTGAGCACCAGAACGAATAGCAAAGTTATTTGGCATATGTAAAGCAATCGCATGCTTCATTCTTTTTAGTGGCTTAGTAAATGTTTTGCCGAGTGCTTTTATGTTTAATCCTTCAGTTGTACTAAGCGATCCTGATGTAGTTGCTGATACAGTACCAAGAGCAGCAGCACCTTTCGTGATACCTCCACCACCACCACCAAGTAATCCACCAATAAGTCCACCAGCTCCAGCTCCTGTTAAAAAGGATGAACCAAGTACAGCTATGTTGCTGAACCCTGCTCCATTGATAGCTCTACCAACAGCAGGATCTACATCATCTAGTATTCTAGATGTATCTTGTGCTATCTTTGATTCTTGTCTTTCATTGATAAAGAACATAACATAATTGCCACCATAATCTGGCACATTAAGTAAGTCTTCAGGATAGGATAAATGTGTGACTGCATAAGTCTGCGATGAATTAGAATTCTTTGCTTCTTTATTTAGATCTTGGTCAGATACTGTTGCGGAGTTTTCTTGGGTTGTTCCACTAGTGGCTGGATGATTGTTTGACATATAAGTCCCTAAATAGTATTTTATAGAGTATATTTAGTTATGTTCCACAAAAGAAAATACACCCCAATTAATCCAAGTAAGTACGATGGAAATCCCACGAACATAATAATGCGTTCAAGTTGGGAGACTCGTTTCGCTACTTGGTGCGATCGTTCTGAATCTGTTTTAAAATGGAAGAGTGAAGAAACTGTTGTTCCTTATCGCTCACCCATTGATAATAATATACATCGCTATTTTATTGACTTCTCAATTCAAATCAAGAACAAACATAATCAGATACATACCTATTTAGTTGAAATAAAACCAAAAGTGCAATGTTCTCCTCCGAAATTTAAAGGAAGACGAACAAAAAGATATCTTGCAGAGGAAAAAGCATATGTTGTTAATTCAGCTAAGTGGAAAGCAGCAGAAGAATACGCAAAGGATCGTGGTCAGAAGTTTGTCATACTTACTGAAGATGAGTTAGGTCTTACATGGAAGACTGGTCTAGAAAAAAAGACTAAATAGTAGAAACAATATTATTAAGGAGACATTATGCCCCAGCCAAAATTAGGCGATCCTACAGATTTCTCATATCGTATCAATAAAGTCACGAAAGTAGTTGATGGTGATACCATCGATGTTATTATTGATATTGGGTTTGATATTCTGTACAAATCAAGAGTTAGATTATTTGGTATCGACACTCCAGAGTCAAGAACAAGAAATTTAGATGAAAAGAAACGAGGACTACTCGCCAAAGAATATCTGAAAGAAGCATTAAAGAAAGGCACAAAGTTATCAGTCAAAACATATAAAGATTATGAGACTGGAAAGTTTGGTCGTATCTTAGGTGATATCTGGATAGATGGTAAGTCTATCAATGCTCAAATGATTAAAGATTTTATGGCTGTACCATATCGTGGTCAGTCAAAGGAAGCAATAGAAAAATTACATGAAGC